ACAAGGGTTACATCGCCCTGCTGGTGATGGCCGCGCTCGTTGTTGTACTGCAATGGGGCGTGCGCCCGTTCGCCATTCGCCTCAGCGATCGATGCGTTGCCCGTGGCGCGGCTGAATTTGTGGGTCGCCGAACTGCCATCGCCGTGGGCGAAACTGTGGTCGCCGCTGGCAACGATGCTGAGCACACTGTTTTCGCAATAGCCCATTGCTACGGCGCCTTTCGACAGCGCTTGCAGTTGCTGAAATCCAGCCGTGCCGCCGTAGCCGATACAGACTGCGCCGTTGCCCGTGGCGGTTCCGTTCGATCCCGCAGCAAATGCGCCGTGGCCGGTCGCGCTCAGGTCTTGACCTAGCGTTACCGCGCATTGGTCGAGGCCGGCAGAACTACAGTTCTTGCCGATCGCGATGTCGGCAATATTGAGAGCACTGGCGGTATGCCCAAGCGCGATGCTGTCCACGTCTGAGGCGATGGACGCGGTGCCCATTGCGATCGCACCAGCCCCCTCAGCAAATGACGACCCTGTGGCAAGTGCCAGCGCCGCCCCCGCGACGACCGTGCCCTGTTGCAGCGCGAGCGAATCCGCCGAAAGCGCTTGCGCACCGTTGCCAATCGCACACGAGTTCGCGGCGGGGGCCTTAACATTCAGCCCCATAGCAACCGAGTTAGCGCCCCGGTTGCCGTTGTCCCACTCGGTGCCGGTAGCCCGTCCAGCGCGAAACGCCCCGTTGATCTTATCGAACACGACCCGTGCATGGTGATTCGGATCGCCGTCGCCGTTGATCTGCGGCGAGCCGACCACAAGATCGGCGTTGTACCAAGCCGAATCCGCGCCGCGCATGACGGTGTCAGTTGGCCCGACCTGCGATACCGTGCCCGTTCCGCCCGCAACGCCCGAGGTCACAACGATGTTCACGCCGGGATTGACGCCAAGAATCGTAAGCGGTGAAAGTGGGTTATCGTGGATCGCCGTCGCGTCGCCGGTCATCAGCGGGTTGCTGTTGATCAGCAGCACAAATGCGTCGCAGATCTTCGCCACGGTGTCGCCGACAAGGTCCGCCCGCGTGACCGTGTTTCCCGCGATGGTAATGTGCCTGGTAGTGGTAACATCGGGCGTGCCCCAAGTGATCTCGGTGTTGGAGTACTCCAAGAACAGCGCGGCTTGGTTGGCGCGAAAGTTCAGCGCCGCCTGCGTCTTGCGGGCGAAATTCTCAAGCCGGTAATCCGGCGGGCCAGCTAGTGCCTGCGGACGCCAGCCGGTCTGCTGCTCGCCGATGCTGGGTGGAAGCGTGGTTCCCGCGGTGGCCCATGGCACGGTCTCGCTCGCGCCGGTCGCGACGTTCTGCGGTAGGTCTTTGACGAATCCAGCCATTTCAACCCCTTACGGATAGATGTAATTTGCCCAAGAGCCGCCGGGGTGCAACGGGTTGCCGTCGCCGTAGCCCTCAACAGGCGGATCCGTCGACGGCACAAAGCCGAACACGGGCGCGGTGTACCATGCGAGGCCGAGGATCCCGACGCCTGCTGCTTTGGCCGAGACGCAGAACTCGACAAGCGCCGCTGCCTCAGCCGTGGTCAGCGCCGACGACACATAGGCCGAGAGCTTGAAGCCGGCCGGCGGGTAGTCCGACACCTGTACGCCAATGATCTTGGTCGACAGCAGCGCCCGCACCATCGCGATCAGATCCGCCGCCGATCCCATTGAACGGTTGCGCAGCGCGGCCGCCCGCAACTTGCGCAGGTAGTCTGCATCTGCCTCGCCGACGGGGTAGGGACCGCCCGCCCGTGGCTGCCCGACGATCTGCCCGATGGCGTCCAACTGCTTGCCGGTGCCCGCGTCCAGAGTGAACGCCGTTTGCAGCCACTGCAGCACGGCCTCCAAGTCCGTCACCGGCGACGCCATCGCACGCCAAAGCGCCTCGATGTGCGGTCGGCCGATAAACTGCCCCGGCAACGCGGCGATCGCCTCAGCAGCGGCGTCCATGGGCGTCAGGTCAGCCATTAGTGCGTCACCGCGATGTTGGCGCCGCTGGTGATCGGGTAGCGATTCCATGGCAGTGTGAGGTTTGCGACGTTGATCGGCGGCGGGCCAGCGGTGTCGAACGCCAGCCCAGCGATGCCCGTGCAAGAACTCTGGCCACCGCTCAGGGTCGCGAAGAAGATCATAGACTCAAGCGCATCCGCAACGATGGTGCCGCCCACGCCGCGCCCCGCCACCGTGACGCCGGTCGACTGTGTGCCGCCAATGTAGCCGATGATGGCGTCTTTGATCGCAGTATCAAACGCAGTCGACACCCCGACCACTTGCACGGCGACGAAAATCGTGCTAGCGGTGGCCAGTTCAAACTTGACCGCGTGGCTGTAGCCTTGCGAATCGACAATGGTTTCAGTCTTATTGCCATAGGTGTCAATGCCCGCCGGCTTCTGCGCGAAGATCACGCCCGCGATAGCCTGCCGCTCGGCTGCGGTGTCGGGCGCAACGGCTACTGCAACAAACGCGTGCGCCGGCAGCCCTGCGATCACAACGGGCGACGTGATGCCAATGAAGTCGCTGACATTCTCGAATACTTGGCAGTAGGTCACGCCGTCTAGGTCGGCGATGGTTGCGCGAATGGCGCCGACGGTGCCCTTGCCGGGTAGGTGAGCGCTCGCCGCCGCACGCACGCGCAGGTCGGGGTCGGATTCTTCGGCTGTGCCAGCCGAGCCAGCCGCTGGGTTGCTGACGGCCAAGAACGTCGAGCCGGCAAACGACGACAGCCATGCCCAATTTGCCGACGTGCCCGCCGTCACATCGATCGGACCAGTGGCCGCCGCCTGGACTTGCACCGTGGCCGTACCCAGCGCGCCAACGGTGGTTGCGACGGTCACGCCGAACAGCTGCCCGGTCGGCAAGTGCTGCACCACCGCGCCAAGTGGGGCGGTATGCGGCACGGCGTCGCTGTTGGTCAGCGTCACGGTCACGACGGTTTTGGTCGCGGCGTTGCGGGTGATGCCGAGTAACTGCACAAGCCGGTCCAGGTTCACGCCCGCCGCGCCGTCTAGGTGTTGCGCCTGGTAGATCCCGTCGATGCCCTCTTGGTGTGCGACAAGGACTTGAGCCCACGCCGACACTAGTTGCCCGATGACCGCGTTGCCGTTAAGCGCTTGCAACGATACGCCAAACTGCGCTTGCAGGTAGGCGGCGAGGTCGGCTTGAATCTCGGTCGCGGTCTGAATCTGTAGGCCGCTGGCCCCGTATGTCGGTCCTGGCATCCTACACCCCCACGCCGATCGCTGCCGTTGGGATCGTCAGCAGTGCGCCGCTATCGGTGCGCACGTCGGCGACGATTGTTGCCGCCCGCGAGACAGTATCGCGCTGCACGGTCACATTGTCCACAGATTGCACGCCGGCCACGCCAAGCAGCACACGGCGCACCTCGGCTGACACCTGCGCGTCTGTAACTTGCTTGTTGTTTAGCAGGGTTTGCCAGTCGGTTCCGGTCGCAGTGTCGAAAGGGTACTCGCCCAGCCACAGCCCGAGCGCAATCTTGCACTCTTGCGCGATGGCGTCAGTGCCCTGCACAAGCGCGAGGTTGCCGCCGGTTAGGATCAGGTCGCCGGTGCTGTCGAGCGCCAAGTCGCGCCATGCTGTCGTCGCCATCAGAGCACCTTGACCACGGTTGAAAGAATTGCGCTAGTCGCAGGTGTCGCGGCCGGTGTCGTCGGCCCTAGCACCGTCGTGTGGATGTGCGAATTTAGCCAAAGCAATAGCGCATCGCCCAACACCGCCGCCTGCGTAGCTGTGTCACCGCCGACCGCTACAACGCCACCCGGTGCCGTTGGCGCCGCGATAACGACTTTGCCGGCGGTCGCAGTAATCGGGCCACCAGCTGCGAGCGGGATCGCCCACGCGTCGCTCAGGTCGAACCTGCGTTGCTCGGCCGGGTCGCCTTCCGCGCCGTCTTGCCTGTAGCGACCAAGCGCCGCCGATGCGAAGATCAGCAGCACCACATCGCCAGCCTTTAGCTCCCAAGTAATCGACCCGCCCGCGCCTCCGGGGTAGGTCACAGGGACGCTGTGCAGTGTGGGCAACTCAACCACATCGCCATCTTGGTAGATCGCTGGGAACGGCTGCACGTTGGCAAAGCCGCTCGCGGTATCGCCCAGCACGCGACCGGGAAGCGCCGTCCAGACCGATTGCAGTCGCGAGGTAACGACCTGATCTAGAGCCTCTTCTAGCGACGGGCCGATCATGCAGCCCCCTGAACGCGCGACACTTCGGCGACGCTGTACCAGTCTTGGCCGTGGGTGTCGCCTTTGTGCACAAGCCGATCGACGCGGTAGACGCCGCTGTATTCGACTGACTCCAACTTGACCTTGCGTCCGGGCAGTAAGCCGGGCTGTAGCAGCGAGGTCACGCGCAGCCGGCGGACTGCCGCACCAATAGGCGGCACCTTGTCGGTGATCGGCTCGGGTGCGCCGACTAGGCCGGTGTCGGGTGTCAGCAAAACCGCGTCTTCGGTTGTGGCTCCGTCGCTGGTGACGATCTGAATGGCGCCGTCGATCATGCACCACACAAGCCCATACGGTGCCAGCAACTGCGATAGCTTCTCTTGCCCGTAGCCGACGTGCGCCAGCGGACCACGGGTGCGCAAGCCCGCCACCGCGCTCAAGTCGCCGACGGTGAGACCCATGCTCGCCGCAAGGTCCTTGATCACGAGGTCAAGCGGCGCGGCGCTGGCATAGCTGCGGCGCACGCTGGCCTGGTAGGCCGCATCGCCGTCGCGGCAGGTAAGGGCAACGGCGTAGTCTGGCCCGTCGCGGTTGGGCGTGATTCCGGTC